AAACTTTATAGTTTAACAGTAGCAGGAGATGCAGTTCAGACAACAGCAGCAAGTCAGCCATTGTTATTGAGTCATAATGGTTCTGATAATTATTGGTGGAATGGTGGGGTTAATTTAAATTATGTAAGCACACCGAACGCAGCAGCAAATCAAATAACGGGCGATATTGAAGTTATTGTAAATATAGCTTTAAATGATGTAACAAGTAGTAATGTATTTGTTAGTAAAGATGATACAAATGTACAGCGTTCTTATACTTGCCAATGGGCAAATGGCACTCTTTATTTTGGATTAAAACTTTCATCAGTTGCATTCTCTTATTATGCAAGCACAGTTGCAGCAAGTGCAACTAATTTAGTTCCTATTTGGTTAAAATATACAAGAGTTGCATCAAGTGGTAATATTGAGTTTTTTACTTCAACTAATGGAATTACATATACTAAATTAGGAGCAACAGTAACATCACCTGCATTACCTATATTTAATTCAACTACTATATTAGAAATTGGCTCATTTGCTTTAGCAACTACAGGAATGATGAAAGGCAAAATCTATCGTGCAACAATAGCAAATTCAATCGGTGGCACACCTGTAGTAGATTTCAATCCTGCAACATACAACGCAAGTACAAGTCAAACACAATGGACAAGTACAACAGGTGAAGTTTGGACAATTAACACAGGAACAGCAACGAGTGGTTATAAAGGTGTATTGGTTGATAGAACGATAGTGCAAAGTGATGGAGTGGATGATAGTATGCAATCGGGGAGCATAACTACAAGAAGTAATTTTACAAGATATTTTGCATTTAACACAATAGTTGCAGTGAACACACAATATTTTATTGATGGTGATATAACTAATAGACATATAATTTATAAAGGTTCTTCACAATTAAGGCTATATAATGATGGAACAGGTGCAGGCGAAATATTAAACGCTAATACAGTAGGTTTAAAATTAATTACTGGAGATTATAATACATCTTCGAGTAAACTTAGAACTAATGCAGGAGCTGACACAACAGGAACAGTTGGGAACGCAACATCTACTAAGGTAACTTTATTTTCGGCTGGAAGCGGTGGATCTAACGCTAACATAACATTTACGAGTTTAATTGATGCTATTGCAGTAGATAACAACACAATTAAAACAGCAGTATATTCTTTCTTAAAAACTTTAAACAATAACGCATTCTAATGGAAGATAATATACTTTACCCAAGATTCTATAAGTGCATAACACTTGCAAAATTCAAAGAATTAGATACAAAATGCTGTGTTCTTTTAGGCTTACCTAATGATGAAGATACAATTGATTATGCAAATCCAATTGTAGATATAAACGGATTCAATTGGCTTGTTGTAAATACTGATGTAAGTAGCATATTTACTGAAGCAGAGATTTTAAGAATGGTGCAATACGATGAAATAGTTTTACCGACAAATAATTTATAATGGCATTACCAATATCATTTGGAGATTTCCTGAAAGACCCTTTCAAAGCTACAATGTTTTTGATTATTATTTCAGTTGGTTATTTATACGTAGATAACAAATTAATGTATCAAGACCAAATTAGCAAAAGTGATGCAAAGATAGAATTGATGGATTACAAAATAGACCAACTATCTGTAGCCCTAAAAAGGTCGGATAGTGCATTGGCTGTTGCTGTAACAAAGTTGGATATTTTAACGCAAATGAAATGAAAACAGTCTTATTTATAGTCACGACATTAGTCATTGCAGTTTCAACTTTAAAAACTGATAACAAACAAAACGCAAATCCTGATTCCATTGATTCACTTTTAGCCAAAAGTAAAAGTAATTTTATAAAGGCAAATTCAAGTATTAAGGTAGCTGAAAAAGTGCAAAAAGAAAACATTGAAACTATTAAAAATAAGATTACAGAACTTGAGGCAGAGAATAAAACATTAATAACAAAACTTGAAAACTATGAAGATTCTATTATTCCTGTTATTGACTCATCTGAGCCATTTAGCCTATTCCCAAGTAATTAAAAAAGTAGATGGGGAGAAAGTAGTAGTGTTTACACTTGTTCAAGCTAAGGCAGTAAATGATACTTTTGTATATCAAAAGAAAGAAATTGAAAGGCTAAAAAATATAAAGCCAATTGTACGTATAGATACAGTACAAACAGTACAAATAGTTGAAGTACAAAAAGAGCAATTATTTACAATTGAGGGAATTGTGTTTATAGCAGTTCAAGCACTAATTATGTTACCATTAATATTTACAAAATGAAATTTTTAGAAATTATAAAAGACGAAAAAGGGCAGTTCTCAAGCAAACGAGTAGCAGGTATTTTATGCACAATTATGTTGTGTGTAACAATGTATCACAATTCGTTTAGCCCATTAGAATTAGCACCAAGTACAGCATTAGTTGATGCAGTAGCTTTATTAGCATTTGGTGCATTAGGTTTGAGCAGTGTAGAAAAATTTAAAAAGTAAACTAATAACTTTACAAAGTTAACTCAAAAGTAAACTTATGAAAATAACGAAAGCAAGTAATAATTTAATTGAACTTATAAAAAAGTTTGAAGGATTTAGTGCAAAGCCATATTTATGTCCAGCGAAAGTAGTTACTATTGGATATGGTAACACATTTTATGCTAATGGCGAAAAAGTTAAAATAACTGATATTCCAATAAGCGAATTACAAGCAGTAGATTTACTAAAAGATACTTTAAAACAATACGAAAAAGCAGTAGATTCTTATTGTCGTGATGACATAAATCAAAACCAATTTGATGCATTAGTTGACTTTGCTTATAACTGCGGTAATGGTAATTTAAAAAGCAGTACCTTGCTAAAAAAAGTAAATGCAAATCCAAATGATATTACAATAGGATTAGAGTTTGCAAAATGGAATAAAGGTGGTGGAAAAATACTCAATGGATTGGTTAAAAGAAGGGCAGCAGAAAGCGAATTATACTTTAGATAGTGTAGATATAGAAAGAGCAAAAATAGTGGCTATAATCGAAGCTAAATACAAGCAGAAAGAAATAGATAAACGCACAGCAATAAGTAATAACAAAACAAACAATGTTATAACAAAAAGAAAATGAATATTGAATTAGCAAAGCAAATACTTATTTCAGAAATCAATCAATATAAACAATATTGGACATTAAAAAGGAAAGTTTTATATAAGTTAAAAAACAAACGCAAATGAAATCAATTTACTCAATCCTAATAGCTATTCTTTACTGCTTGATTTGTAGTTGCTATACCAAGAACCAAGCAATAGAAAAGTTTTGTAGCAAAGATACTGCCAGTGTAATGGTAACTATACACGATACGATTAGAACCGAAACGATACGAACCGATACGATATTTAATGATACAGTTGATTCGGTTTACATCACAAAAGATAAATTAGAGATTGTATATGTTAAGAAATTTGGCAAAGTTTATATTGAAGGAAAATGCAAAGGAGATACTATTTACTACGAGAAAAAAGTATTAATTGAAGTGCCTATTGATTGCCCTAAACAAAGTTGGTTTGACCAAATGATAGTTGAAGCAAAATGGTGGATACTTATAATTATAGCAATACTTATTTTGGTAATATTTAAACGAAATGGATAAAATAATATTAAGTGTAACTGCTTATGGTTGTAAGCACACAATTGAATTAAGTGAGGATTCAGATATTGAGCAAATGTTTACTGCATTTAGAGCAATATTAGTAGGGTTAACTTATCCTGAAGTGGTGATTGATAACCATATTTTAGAACTATCTGAAAGCATTATACCTAATGAGGTATAAGAAATAATACATTAAGTCCAAAAATACCAATTAATGATTATGAAAGACTACAAAATAGCTTACGAATTCAATGGTCGTAAAATGTACACGATAGTAAGAGCAAGGAATGTTGAAGATGCGAAAAAGCAAATCAATGATAGGTTACATTTTATTGAGGTTAAAGACATTACACCACCTGATGAAACTTTAGATTTAATCAAGAACTTATTTGGAATGAAATAATGAAAATTAGACCACGATTAACACAGCAAGAATATGACTTTTTTAAGTCGTTAAAAAACGAAAGGAAAGAAAATAAAGTGTTAGTCATTGGTGACCTACACGAGCCTTTTTGTTTAGATGGTTATTTTGAGTTTTGCAAGGATGTATATGCAATTTACGGATGCAATGAAGTAGTATTTATAGGCGATATAGTAGACAATCATTTTGCAAGTTATCACGAAACTATACCTGATTCAATTGGTGGCGGTGATGAGTTAGAGTTTGCTATTAGTAAACTTAAAAAGTGGCACGATTACTTTCCTAATGCTACTGTGATAATAGGTAACCACGATAGACTTATAATGCGAAAGGCACAAACTGGTGGCATAAGTAGTAAATGGATAAAAGATTACAAAGATGTTTTAGAAGTACCTACTTGGAATTTTGTTGATAGGCACGTAATTGACAATGTTCAATACTTACACGGTGAGGGCGGCACTGCAAAGGTTAAGTGTAAAAGTGATATGATGAGTACAGTACAAGGTCATTTACACACACAAGCATACACTGAATGGTTTGTTGGGGCTAACTTTAAAATCTTTGGAATGCAAATCGGTGCGGGGATAGACCATAAAAACCAAGCATTCTCATATGCAAAGTATGGAAAGAAACCTGCGATAGGTTGTGGTGTAATTATCAATGGAACAACAGCAATAAACGAATTGATGGAACTATGATAAGTAGCTTTCAGATATTAGGACAGACAATTGAAGTAATCATTGATAACGAATATTGCCACAAAAATAAGTGCTATGGTCAATTCATACCATTTGAAAACAAGATAATAATAGCAAATAAATTTAAATCTAAAAAAGTTTGGATTGATTACAAGCAAGAAATAATTGATGCCACGTTTTACCACGAGTTGATGCATTGCCTGTTATTCTATGCTGATTCAAAAAGTTGGTTAGATGAAAAATTAGTTGACAAACTTGGAAACTTTTTACACCAGTACGAAATAAGTAAGTCACAAATTTAGTATAGATATGTGACGAGTAAATGTGAAAAAATCACAATTTAAGTACTAAAATTGCTGAATATAACACAAAATAGATACTTAAAAGTAAGAATATAAGGTTTGAACTGACATACGGAATATAAAACATAACTCGCCAAAACTATATAAAAAAACATACATTTAGCGAGGTATAATGAACTTCAATATTGATTTATTGGAGTTTTTTTATGCCCTATTTAAAAATAAATACGCTAATTATCAAACACTTATAAAATTATTAAAAAAATTATTATGTTTTGTAATAAATATATTTATCTTTGTTGGGCAATAAAGCAATAACAAAATGGAAAACAAAATATTAATTCAAGAAGTAAAAGTTGGTCAAAGATTTTATATGTTAAATAAATTTGATTTGCCAAAATATAATGGTAATATGACTTTTGAAATGACAAGAAATACTGGTAATGGTATTGTTGAATTTACAAGATTAGAAAAAGAAAAATATTATAATGAAGGAACAAGATATAATCAATTTGTAGTATTAGTTTAAAAAATAAAAAGGGAGTAGCATCTTACACTACATAAATAAAATGGAAAAAATAACATCACTAACATTTTACAACTCGCATACTGGCGAACACATTAGAACTGTTAATTTGTTTAAATCAGAATTAGGTTATGCTATTTTAAATGAATATGGCGATAACTATTATGGTAAACAAAGAATTACCAATAACGATGCAATTGACTATTACAATGAATGTATTAGCGAAATTAGAAACCACTTACAATCAGAACAAATAATTTATCATACAAAATAATATGAAAAATCAAATTTTAGAAAAGGTACTATTTGTACTAATGTTAGCAGTTATGTTTTTTTTAACATACGTAATCTTATTAATCACACAAGACTAATCAAATCAAAAAATGAAAATTACAATCACAAAAACAATCACAGAAACGCACGATATTGAATTACCTGCGTATCGTAAAAACAGTTGTCACTACTTTAAAATAGTAAGTGAAACAGAAGCAGTTTTAGTTTGTACTTATTTAAATGGAGAATCAATCGCAACGAGTACAACCAGTAGTGCTTTAAGTTTAGCACCATTAGAATCAAGTGCAGAAGAGTTTGATGCCAAGTTCAATCAAGTATTCACTTTAATCAGCGAGAAAGCATCGTTATGACACCATTAGAAAAAGCAAGAGAGTTAGTTGAAAAATATTATTGGACATTTGGCGATGGGTATTTAGGGCAACAACATATACAATGTGCATTAATCGCAGTAAATGAGATTGAAAATTTAATGTACGAATCTGGTAACACACCTGAATTTACTAAAAAATATTGGCAACAAGTTAAACAAGAAATAGAAAATTTATGACACCATTAGAACGATACGAATTAAACTTTGCACCTACGTTAATAGACATTTTTAGTGCAACTAAAGAACTTATTGCATCAAAGGTAAGTATGACTAAAGCAGGTAGGTTATTATGCACTACAACAGGCAGTATAAGCGGTGCAATGAAACGAAGTGGAGTGTACACAAATCAAAAAACAAATAAAACATATATTTTAAAATTATGCAAAAAGAACGTCTAAAAAAAGAAGTAGTATTGCAACTACTGGAAAGCCAAGAAGCAATCGGATACATAGCTGATAATATGGGGGTTAAATATCAAACTATTTTAAAGCAAATAATAAGTGAATCCCCAACATTATGCAAGAGACTTTATGTATATGCAATTAAAAATGCTTTAGGTTTACCATTGAATGACACGATAACCGAACTTTACAATAACGATGGAGGGTATAAAGAATGAGCATACAAGAAGAAGAAAACAAGTTAGCAATACTATGGCAATACTACAAGAACTGTTTAGAAATGACACATACTGGCGAATGCGATGATCAAGAGTTTATAGAGTTAGGCAAAGCAGCTAACAAATGGCGATTACAAAAGGAATTAGTACACAAGTTAAAAACCGAAAACAAATGAGCAAACAAACAGCAGTTGAATGGTTGGAGCAGGAATTTATTGCTTTACAAAATTATGGAGCAAATGAACTTGGATTATTTTCCAGAGCCAAAGAAATGGAGAAGGAGCAGATAAAAGATGCTTATTGGTCATCCTATAAAGAAGGTCAGTATAGCGGAGACAAAACGGCAGATGAATATTACAACGAAACTTTTAAAGATTAAATTATGAGCAGAATAGACACTTTAAGAAACCGATACGACAAAATAAATAGGTTACGAAACATAGCAATAAATGAACGGAACATTCTAAAAACAAAACAAGCGCAATGGTTACTTTACTCAATCACTGCAACACTTAACTTAATTAGCCAACCACAGCAATGGAATTAGATAAAATAAGTAACATAGAATTAGCTGGAATAGACATTAGTGATTATCCTGATATGGTGGATGCTTACATAGTATCAGCTGAAATAGATGGAGTTGAATTAACCGATGCAGAAATAGAAGAATTGAACTGCAACAGCGAGTTTGTTTATGACTGTGTTTTAAAAGAATTATTTTAATGAAATTATCGGATTTACAACATAACGAAAAATTTTTATTATCTCAAATTCAAGAACTTGAAGAAGAAATAATAATACTTTTGCAGAATATATTAACAAAAAAAGTTATATTGCAACACGATAAATACAATAAACAAATCTGTATTTATAGAAATCAATTATTAGAAACAAGAAAACAAATCAAACAATGGAAAATTTAACTAAAATTCAAAGGGAACTAAAAGTTCCAAAAGGAAACTTCAACAGTTTCGGAAAGTACAAGTATCGTTCAGCAGAAGACATACTTGAAGCAGTAAAGCCAGTGTTAGCAAATAACAATGCAAGGCTAACTATTAGTGATGACATAATACTATTGGGTACAAAAGTATTTATTAAGTCAACAGCCACGATTAAAGTAGGCGATGAGGTATTAAGTTGCAGTGGTTATGCAGAAACAAGTGAACACAAAGGAATGAGTGCAGAACAAACAACAGGAACTGCAAGTAGCTATGCTCGTAAGTATGCTTTAAACGGTTTATTCCTTATTGATGAAACAGAAGCAGATGCAGACAATCAAAATGTAACTAACAGTAAACCTACACTGGCTAAAAACACACAAGGATTTAATGATGCTTTAGATTATGTAAAGAATGGTGGCGATATTAACAAAGTAAAAGCAAAGTATCACCTAACAAAAGAAGTGGAGGATTTATTAAATGTTAAGTAGCGAACGATTAGGTAAATTCACAGCATCCACAGTCTCCAACTTATTTGTTGGAGGCAAAGGTGCTACAAAAGATTCATATATTATGGATAAAGCAATAGAGTCGGTTAAAGGCTATGCAAAAAGTTTTAGTAGTAAACATACAGAACACGGAAATATAAATGAACTTGAAGCATTAGAATCGTTTATAGAAGTAACAGGATTAAACGCAGTGTATTTAGATTCGGTTTACTTTCCAATCAATGAAAATTGTGGCTCAACACCTGATGCAGCACTAATAGATTTTGAAGGTGTTATGACTGCAAGTATTGATTTAAAATGCCCAACTGAAAAGTTCTTTGAACAAAAAATGATGATGATTAACGATAGTAAGCCAGAGTTTCAAAACGTACCTAAAGCATACTTCTACCAAGCACAGGTGCAAATGATGTCACTAACTAAACACAATGAAAGTTTAGGACATACTGCGGTTACTAATCACTATTTAGTAAGGTATTTAACATCTACTAACTACGATTTTGATGGTAATAAAATAGAAATAGACTTACCATTAAACGTACGGATATTCTACAAAATAGTAAAAGCAGATTTAGAAGTTCAAGCAAAAATACTACAAGAAGTAGCAGCAGCAAGTGAGCAAAGAGATGCATTAATTCAAATTTTAAAACAACCAATAATTTAAACATAAAACAAAAACAAAAAAAACAATGGAAAACACACAGCACGTACCAATGAATGCGATTCAAGTACACACAACAAAAGATTATTCTTTATTTAAAACATTAAATGGAAACAGAGATGTAAACCAACTACACTTAACACGTTTAAAAGAGAGTATTAAGAAAAACCATCTTACAACTATCATTATGGTAAATGATAAGTTTGAAATAATTGATGGACAGCACAGGTATTTAATTAGTCAAGAATTAAATTTACCAATCAATTATATTATTAGCAAAAATTATGGACTAAATGAGGTACAAATTTTAAATGCTAATATGAAAAATTGGACAGTAGTTGATTATGTAAATGGTTACTGTGATTTAGGTTATAAAGATTATATTATTTACAGAGATTTTGTTGAGAAATACAATTTACCAAGTACATCTGCAATATTATTATTATCAGATGAACATAATGTTGACAAATGTGTTTCAGAAGGAAATAAATTTAAAGAAGGATTGTTTAAAGTAAAAAATTTAAATAATGCTAAAATTATGGCAGAAAAAATTATGTTACTTGAACCATTTTATAAAGGTTATTTAAGAAGAAGTTTTATACTTGCTATTTATTCAATGCTTAAAAATGAAAATTTTGAATTTGCAGAGTTTATTACAAAACTAAAACAACAGCCAACAACTCTTCAAGATTGCACAAGTATTACTCAATACAAAGTTTTAATTGAAGAAATATACAATTATCGCAGAAGAGAAAAAGTTAATTTAAGATACTAAAACCAAATAACAAATATGTACAAAGTAAAAGGAAAAATCACCCAAATCGGTGAAGTAACAAATGGAGTTACAAAAGCAGGTAAAGAATGGAACAAAGTAGAGTTCGTAATTGAAACACTTGAGCAAAATTACCCTAAATTAATTTGTTTTGCTTTAAAGAAACAAGAGCAATTACAAAATCACAAAGTAGGTGGCGAAGTAGAGGTAACATTTAGTGTTGATAGTCGTGAGTTTAATGGCAAATGGTTTCATAATATTAATGCTATTAGTTTAAGCAAAGCATTTGCAGGTGGCGATTTACCATTCTAAAAACAAGGGGGTGGTATTAACTGCCACCCCTTTTAATTATGAACGAAATAAAACAAAAGAAGTGTAAAGTTTGCAGTGTAATGTTTACTCCTTATAAATCAACACAGGTAGTATGTACTCCTAAATGTGCAATTGAACTTGCATTTAGTAAGCCAGTAAAAAGTAATATTTTAAGACTTGAAAAAAAAGTAAAGTTACAAAAGTTAAAGACATATACTCAAAGAGTAAACGAAGTCAAGGTCATATTTCAAAGGTGGATACGAATGAGAGACAAAGATTCACCTTGCATAAGTTGTGGCATAAAAGAAACAAAGTTATGGGATGGTGGTCACTACAAGAAAGCAGAACTTTATCGTGGTGTAATATTTCACGAATTAAACGTTCACAAGCAATGCAGGAAGTGTAACACTTATTTAAACGGAAACGAGAGTAATTACAGGCAAGGATTAGTAAATAGAATCGGAGAACAAAAGGTAAAAGATTTAGAACTATTAGCACAAGAAACAAGAGTATACAAGTGGACAGATTTAGAATTAGAATTTTTAAAAATAAAATACAAATAACAAATGGAAAAACAGGAAATAATCAGTAAAATAATTTTCGAGGCTGAAAGAAAAATTAAGCAGAACACTGGCATAGTAGTATCACTATTTTGTAAGAGTAAAGAAGTAAACAGTGATAACGAATTAGCACGAATAATAGTAAAACTTTGCGCAGATGAATACGGAATTCCAATTGAAACATTAATAGCTACAACAAGACATAGGCTACAATGTGAAGCAAGGCAAGTATCAATGAAGTTAGTACGTGAAAACACTACGTTATCTTTAAAAGAAATAGGTGAACTTTATATGGCTAAAAAGAAAGGGTGTGTACCTGAACTTGGAAAAGACCATACAACAGTAATACACGGAATCAAAACAGTTGATAGTTTATTAAGCTATGACAAGTTGGTAATAAATAAGTACAACAAAATACTTACTGACTTTAATAAAATAATAAATTGTTAGCATTATGTGTTTTGAAATGAAATAATATATTTATATTTGCAAGAGTTGAATGAGGTTGTAGCCATTCACATTCCTAATTTTAATTTTCCAAAAGTTAAATATAAAGGAACAAGCCACAGTTAGCTACAACCTAATCTGTGGCTTTTCCATTTTAATAGTTTACTGGTATCTAACAACCTTTACAAATTATGGTAAAAAAAATATTTACTTCATCAAGTAATTATGAAGCAAATGGTGCTTTAAAAATTGGAAACCCATTAAACTCTATGGGTGGAAAAAGCAAAACTGAAATTTCAATAGCTTTTTTTAAAAGTGAAACTGAAAAATTTCCTGAATCATTTATTTTTTTAGACAAATCAACTGCAATTAGTTTTGTTAATGAACTAAAAAGAGAAATTGCTAAACTATCTAACGACCCTTTTTAATTATGGCTGAAAATAAAAAAGGTTTTTTGCTATATGCAGATTATGAAGAATTATTTGATGAGTTAGAAGATGTAATAGCAGGTAAATTAATTAAGCATATACTTAAATATGTAAATGATAAACAACCTACTACTGAAAACCCTATTGTAAATGTTGCATTTATTCCTATCAAAAGACAACTTAAAAGAGATTTAGAAAAGTATGAAGGTAAACGTGAACAATGGTCAGATGCAGGTAAAAAAAGTGCTGAAGCAAGAAGACTTAAAAAAGAACAAGAGTTAACGGAATTAACGAACGTTGAAATCGTTGCAACGGAATTAACTGTTAATGATAATGTAAATGTAAATGTAAAAGATATACATAAGGATTTTAATTTTGATTTATTTTTAAATTGGTTTAATAAAACTACAAATAGAAATTTTAAATCAATACCTGAAGCTACTAAAAAAAGTTTTAAAGCACGAATAAAAGAAGGGTACACAAAAGAAGATATTTGCAAAGCAGTAATAAATTGCAGTAAAGATAAGTTTCATATTGAAAACCCTAAATACTTAACACCAGAATTTATATCACGTGCGGATAAATTAGCATTATACTTATCTGCACCAACTGAAACCAAGACTAAAATAATTATTTACTAATGGCTACTATAAAAAGATTATTTGATGTAAATGATAAAATATTACATTTAAGAGAAAATAGTTCAGATGAATTATTAGATACTGGGTTTCAAACTTTAAATCCTTTATACCGAGTAAAACCTGTTGGCACTACAATTATTTATGGTTATCCTAAAATGGGTAAAACAGAGTTCTTATTTCAATTACTAATATCATTAAGTGTAAAGTATGGCAGAAAACATTTAATATACAGCCCCGAAAGTGGTTCAAGTGAAGATATTTACGCAGCTATCATACATGGTTTAACAGGTAAAACATTTGATAAGCGATACCATAACTACATAAGTGAAGCAGAATACTACCGAGTACAACCATTCGTGCAGGAACATTTTATAGTTGCTGAAGATACTGATGAGAAAGGTTTAAATTTTGATGAGTACATAAAATTAGTAAAGGATTGCAAAAAAGATTATGGTATTCACACAAGCACAATAGATAATTGGAATGATATTGAACACGAAAATTATACTAATGTTTCAGATTATTTAAAAAGAAAACTACCAAAGTGGAATAAACTTGCAGCAAGTCAAAAAATACATTCATTCTTAATATGCCACGCAAAGAACCCAATAGGAATAAAGAACGGAGAACTACCAAAAGCACCTACACCTTATGAAATTGATGGTGGTGCTGCTTGGATTCAGAAAGCATATAATATGATTTGTATAAATAGAGAGTACATAGAAACAAATGGTAAGATGCAATTAGGTAATGAAGTGGATATAATAATACAAAAAGTAAAACCGAGAATAGTTGGTAACACAGGAATATGTAAACTTGATTATGATTGGATAAAAAAATGTTACAGTGAAACAATTGATGGCAGAATAAATGTTATTGACACTGGTTTTAAAGAAAAATACAAAGTACCTGCAAAAGAAATACAATCAACAATAAATTTAGAAAACCCTTTTGACACAGCACCTTTTTAAATGGAATTAGCAATAAAATTTGGCAAATACATAATGAGCCTAACAAACGAACAAAGAGAATACTCAACAGTTGAACAACTTTATAAAATATTTATGACCTATGAACGAACTTAAACAATTCCAAGAAGAGCAGCAAAAGTTAAACGAACTGCGCACAAACGATTATAAAAAGTTAAGATTGATTATGGATGAATATTGTGGGTTTACAAATCTAATGACACAGCGAGAACCTAATTACATTAATCTAT